GGGGATCTTGCGGCGGCAGAGCGGTTTGCCAAGGCCCAGTACAAGAACCTGACGGGGGATTGGCCTAAGTGGAAGTTCCACGAGGCGATCTTTGTGGAGCCAAGGATGGTTACACAGAACAAGATCAAGCAGCAGGTCATCAAGTACGCGAAGAGTAAGTTTGGCAGGAGGTTGGTATGACGCCACAGGAAATAGTGAGGGCGCTGGAAGCTAGGGGTATGACGCATCACCAGATTGCCAAGTCAATTGGTGTAACGCAGTCATCGATATGGCGCATCGCCGCGGGGATAACGACAGGCCCGAAGTACTGGGTCATGGATTCATTGAGGCTACTACTTGGAGGGAAGGTATGAGCGGGGATCACAACATGCACCAGAAGCCAAGGTCATATCTTGATGAACAAGAGCCGGTGGCGTGGATGTATGTCAATGAAGACGGTGAATGTGAGCAGATTGAGTATGGACCTGTATTTGATGACCCTGGGGTAACGCCGCTTTACACATCCCCACCCAAGCGCGAATGGGTTGGGCTGACCGCCGAGGAAGTACAAGAGATCCATTTGAAAGAGCCACATTGGGGCAATTTTGCTTGCGCCATCGAAGCCAAGCTAAAGGAGCGCAACACATGAGTTTTGTTGCACATGCACAGGCCCATGGACTGATCATCAATCATGCCATACCTGATGGCAGGTGGCACCGGGTACCCACGGTAGATAAGCCACGCAAGAGGAATGGTGCTTACATCTTTGATGGCAACTCAGGAGTGGTGAAGAACTGGGCAACCATGGAATCGTTCGCCCGGTATGGTGAGAAGGTCAACCAGTTCATCAAATACTTTGACGATACTGAAGAGCGTATCAAGCACGCACGGGCGGCCAAGCAAGCGCAGGAACTGATCAACAAGGCAACCATGGCGCAGCATCCCTATCTGAAAGCCAAGGGATTCCCAGATGCGAAGGGGCTAGTCGTTGGTGAAGAGCTGATCGTACCCATGAGGGATGTAAATACGCAGCGGGTGGTGGGCGCCCAGAGAATCCAAGTCAGTGGTGAAAAGCGCTTCATACCAGGCACGCGTGCGAAAGGCGCGGTGTTCGTGCTCGGTCGGGGTCGGGAGCCGTGGTTAGTCGAAGGCTACGCGACCGGGCTCAGCGTGCAAGCGGCGTTGCGGTTTTCTGATGTGCGGGTGGTGGTGTGCTTCAGTGCGGGCAATCTGGCGCATGTGGCACGCATTACGGGCGGGCGTATCGTTGCCGATCATGACGCGAGCGGCACGGGGCAGCGGGTTGCGAAGGCTTCGGGTTTGCCGTGGTGTATAAGTCCGACACTTGGCGATGATGCAAACGATTTGCATGTGAGAGCGGGTCTCGGTGCGGTGCGGTCAATGCTTCGTGATTGTGTAATCGGCTAGAGCGGCGGTGATAAGCGTCTGCGCGGTCTCGTCGGGGATACCCCATTGCCGGCAGTGCACGACAAAAGCCGCTGCCAGTGCGGCGGCGGCGGTTCCCGGGTGTTCGAATTGATCGGGCAAGGCCGCTAAAATCTCGGCCATGCCTTCGTTCATCTCGATGTAAGGATTCATCCGGGCGAGTGTATAGCAAGCCCATAAAACAACAAGCTGCCTTCGCACTCCACCATGCCGGCGGGCCCGTAGGGGTCGGCTATGCGGTAATCCCTACGACTAACCATTTGCGCGGCGAATAGCAGCGGGTGAGTCGTTTTCGGCGGCGTGAAAACCTGAAAGCTTCCCTTCTCGGCTATCGTGCCGCTGAGCCCGCGCGGGTTGCGTGCTCGGTACTCGTCGACCAAGCGATAAAAAGCCCTTTCGGGCTCTTCCATGTGGGCGAAGGTGAAAAATGGGCGGGTGTTCATCGAAACCACCGGGCCGCCACTGATCGGGGAAGCTCACGGCGTGCGGCCTTGCGTATGGCTTCGGCTTTGTCGTCGCCTTGTACATCGTCGCGCAGTCGATACCAGATAGCCGATGCAAGCACGGCACAAGTAGCGCGTCGGTATTCAGTGGGCCAGTATTGGCCGGTGCAGTATTCAACCTCGGCGCGTTCTAAGCCTTCGCGTATGGTTAGGCGGCCGCTGTAAGAGTCACGGGCGGCGGTCAGTAAATCGTCGGCTGTGATGCTTGGGCGGCGGCTGACATAAGCGAGCATCTCGCGGGCGTGGTGTAGGTCTTTGGTTATGTCGCGCATTTCTGAGCGATAAGCGGGCATGCTCCCGTAATTGCAAAACTCCAAGCCTGGGCGCTGCTTAATCCAGCGATAAAGGCTGTCGATTATTTGTTGCTTGCGTTGTTCCATGGTTTTGGTTCTCTTGGTTGATCGGTGCGAAGCTGCACCCCTGGGCACTCCGCAAAGTGCCCGAGGTTGCATCCTCAATAATCCGAGTCATCCTCAAGGGCGGTCACTAGCCCGTCAAAGTCCTCGGAAGGGCCAAGCAAGGAAGCAAGCATAAAAACTTTGTCGCGGTCGTATTCCTCGGCCAGTGATTCGAGATAGTCGCGGCGGTTCTTAAAGCCTTGTGCAATGTAGTCGTTCATTTTGGTGCTCTCCGTGGTTTGATGTGGGTTAATTCGATGTAGTTGGCGCCATGGTCGCGCTGATAGATTGCTAGCCATTGGTGAGCCGTGGCCGGTTCGCACATACGAGCCAGTTTCCAATAGCCTGTGATCGGGTTGTATTGCCACAAAGGGATAGGTCGCATGATTAGAGCCCGTCAAGGGCCATTTGGCCGCGGTTGCGAGGTTCTACTTTCGGGCGAAAGCGATTGTGTAATGCTCTCAGCCAATACTTACGCTTCGACTCGGGCCCAACGAAGTGCAAGCTGTAAATCGTCTCGGCGCCAGTTCGCCAGTCGATCTCTGGGGCGGTCGAAACCCAAGTGCGCGGGCCTATGTGCGAGTCACTGGGGTGGTCGTAGTCGTCGAGCGCCTGGACTAATTCGCTAAAGCTGAACGGCTCACGCTCGAATTCAAATCCAGATTGATCAACTACGCCATCCTCGGCGGATTCGGGCGTGATTATTTCGTAGGTTTTGCTCAGTAGCATCATGACTGCACCTCGTCCAGGGTTTCGATTACGTAAGCGATCTGATCGGAAATAATTGGGAAGGCTTCGCGCAAATCTTGCAGGGTAAACAACAAGGCTTTTTCGTCCATGGGTTCGCAATCCCTTTGCGATTTGATTGCGTGCGCCAAGTCGACGGCGGCAAGATAAACGGCGGCGCATTGTGCGGCGTTCATGCTTGCCCCCCGATCGGCTCGAACCAAGCCAGTAGCCAGCAGCAGGAAGGAAAGCCGCGGGAGTCGTGGCGAAGGTGCTCGGCGGGTTTATCAGTGCCAAGCGGGAAGTTGTAAAGCTCGGCGCATTCAAACCCATGGGCTCGCATTGCCTGATCGGTCACGGCGAAGCTATCCCGGCCAATGGCAGCGACAAAGCCGTTCCCAACGTGGCCCTGGTGCATCATTGAATTGCAAGCCTCTAAGTCTTTCATGATGGCGAGGCGTTCTGGCCATGTGCGTGCGGTGTAAGGTTTGCTCATGCTGTCTGCTCCTTGGTGTAGGTGGCTTTGTTGATTGCGGCGGTCACGGCATCGAAGGCGGCATCAATTCGCGCATCGTCGCCCAAGTTCCATAAAAGTACTTCCCGGGCTCGTTGCAGCGCGTCGAGCATGTCGGGCGCGGCGGTCATAAGCTCTAGGTCGGTGGTGATATCTGTGGGCCCGGTGCGGGTAACGTAAGCGACCGTGTACCCTTCAGCGTCCACGATAAGGGCGCGGGAGCGATCGGGGTTTATGTCGTAAGTCCAAGGGGCGGGGCTCATGCTTGCCCCCGTTCTGCAATTGCGCGACCGAAACGGCCGGTGATAATGACGCGACCCCACTCGGCGGGGTATTGCTGGGCCCATTCGAGCGCATCGGCGAAGGTGTGGGCGCGGTGGGTATAAGTGCGGTCTGAGCTAAGCACGCGCACAGTGAAGGGTGCAAGCCTGAGGGCTAAGCGGTTAATCAGTCTTTTCATATTGGTTCTCTCTGGTTAGTCGGTGGAAAGTCCACCCCAAAGCCTGGCACGCCAGGCAGAGGGCTAGGCTCTCAGCGGGAATTAGGAAATCCACCAAAGGCGGCCATGTGGCGGTCAATGCCAGCGGCGTAGTGGTTCATGGTGTCGTAAGCGTCTGATTTGCAGTCGGTGAAATAGTCGGCATCGGTTAGGTGCTCGCCATGGGAATAAAAGCGCACTGTGTACTCGGCAAGCGAGCGGTTGAAGTAAACAGCGGCGCGGCGGTCTTGGTTAGTGATTGCGATCAGTAGGCGCATGGTTGAAAGCTCCAAGGGTTGGTTAGATGCGGGCGGCGATGGAATCAATAAAGGCGTCAGCGGTGGCGATCTCGTGCTCAATGCGCTCTACGTAATAGTTGATATCGAAAGATGAAACACGTGATTTCATGGCGCAGTCGTAAAGCTTGCGAACGTGGTAATCGTTAAGCGAGCCATGAGCAAGCAGGGCCCCAGACTTTGCAAAGCCAGAGTCAACAAGCGCCCGGATTCGATCATCCGAAGCAGTGCGAAGGGCTATAACGCCGTTAGGGTTAAAAGCATGAAATGCGGCCTTTGTACGGTTACTCCACTTAGGGCTGCACTGAGTTGCGGTTGTCATTGCTTCAGTAAATTGCTTGTCATAACTAAATTTCATGTCATGTGCTCCGGGTGGTTTGTTGAACATGCAACATATTGTAGGCGTGTTTTGTATTGTCACACAATAACCGTATGGCAGCCAGGATCGACCACTCATCGTTTGTAATCTGCCGCTGATCGGTTATCATGCGTTCGCATAACGTTCACACGGCAAGGGAAGGGCAAAGCATGGCAAGCGAGGCGAGCGAACTACCACCGGTAGCAGTTGACCTCATAAGTAAGGGAATACCAGCACACAAAGTGCTCACTCCCCATATACCGCTGACACCAAAGCAAAAAGCATTGGTCGAGGCTATAGGGGCGGGAGCCAGTAAGCGGGAAGCGTACGTTATGACGCATGAGCCCAAGACAACGAACAGCAAAACAGTGAGCATGATGGCCAGCAGGGCAGCATCGGCAGATAATGTGCAAGCGGCGTTGTCGCAACAACAAGCGGTCGAGCGGCTGAGGTATTCGCAGAACCCCCTGCAAATTCGTTCTTTCCTCGTTGATAGCCTTCAGCACATAGCACGCACAGCCAAAAAAGACTCTGACCGGCTTGGTGCGCTGCGCATGCTTGGCCAGCTTGCGGATGTTGCAGCTTTTGAAACCCGGTCAGTCGTCACGCATCAAAGCGGCAGCGATACAACGGCACGCTTGCGGGAAAAGCTAGCCAGACTCGGCGGGGTGATTGACGTGGAGGCGCACCCACCGGCACAAGCGCAGGCGCACGAGGCAGACCCCACCCAGGGGGAGGGGGCACAAAGTGGCGGGGTGGCTGGGGGCAGGGCTAGGTCCAATAATCCACACATACCACCAGATAATCCACACCAACGATCTGATAATTTTTCCCATCCACACGAAGAAGACCCCCACCCCCTACTAAAGTCTACAATTCCGCCAGCTGGCGGGATTACTACGGAAGAGGCCCCCATGGAAGATGTAGTGGGTTCCCATGGTGGGGGGAGGAGAAAAAAGGAGAGGCCGATATGGGAGGATCCGAAGCGTTGGTATGCGGAGACGATGGGGGAGGTGCCGAAGATAGAGTGGCAGCCTAGGGAGGAAGCTAGGGATGAGGTGCAGAGGAGGTTAAGTGGATCTGGTGAAGATAGCCAGTAGTGCTGGTATGAAGGTTGGGGATGATGGGTGGGTAGGTAGTACTGGGGATTTGTTGTCTTTTATGAGGTTAGTACAGATACATGAAAGAGAGAGATGTGCTTTGGTGTGTGAGGACTGGGGTAGGAATACCAAGGACCTTGGGGCCAAGGTGTGTGCAAGGTTGATTAGGGAGTTAGGGTGACACAGGCAGAGGCAAAGGTCCTGCTGGCGGTGAAGACCTGGTGGGAGCTTTATCATTTTGGTCCGTCGTATGACGATATTAGGTTTGTGCTCTTACAGGATAGTAAGAGTAATGTGCATAGGCTTGTGAAGAGTCTGTGTAAGCAGGGGTATTTGAAGAAGACGCCTGGTAAGCCCAGGAGTGTTAGGGTGGTTAGGAAGAAAGATGGACATTAGGCAGTTAGCCAAAGCAGCCGCCGGGAAGCTTCATCTACTTACTGAGGATGAGAAGAGGGTATTGCTTCAGGAGATAGAGGAACTGGAGCGAGAAGATGCTAAGGCATATGCACAAAATGACTTCATGGGGTTTGTAAAACGCATGTGGCCTGGGTTTATTCCAGGTAAACACCATGAGGTAGTAGCAAAGGCGTTTGAAAATGTGGTTAATGGACATAATAAACGTCTTATTATTAATATGGCACCACGTCATACTAAATCTGAGTTTGCAAGTTATTTATTACCCGCTTGGTTTTTGGGTAAAAATCCGAATAAAAAGATAATACAGACCTCACATACTGCTGAATTAGCTGTTGGTTTTGGACGTAAAGTTAGAAACTTAATTGATTCAGAAGAATATAATCAAGTATTTACTGATGTAAAACTCAAAGCAGATAATAAATCAGCTGGGCGATGGGCTACTAATAAGGGTGGTGAGTATTTTTCCATTGGTGTTGGTGGTTCTGTAACGGGTAAAGGTGCTGATTTATTAATTATTGATGATCCGCATTCAGAACAAGAAGCTAAATTAGCGGCTCATAAACCAGATATATTTGATTCAGTATATGAATGGTATACATCAGGGCCGCGGCAGCGATTACAGCCTGGTGGGGCTATTATTATTGTTATGACACGTTGGTCATTAAGGGATTTAACGGGTCAAGTTATTAAAGCAAGTCAAACAAGAGGTGGTGATGAGTGGGAAGTTATTGAATTGCCCGCGATTATGCCGTCTGGTAAGCCTGTTTGGCCTGAGTTTTGGAAGTTAGAGGAATTACTGGCGCTAAAAGAGGAGCTGCCAGTAGGTAAATGGAATGCTCAGTACCAGCAGCAGCCGACGGCAGAAGAAGGTGCGATTGTTAAGCGGGAATGGTGGAAGCGGTGGGAGTCAGATAGACCGCCTCAGTGTGATTTTCTGATACAGAGTTGGGATACGGCGTTTCTCAAGCACAACCGGGCTGACTTTTCGGCTTGTACGACCTGGGGTGTGTGGACGACAGAGGAAGGAGAAACGAATATCATCTTGCTGGATGCGTTTAAGGACCGATATGAATTCCCAGAGCTTAAGCAGAAGGCTTATGAAACCTACCGCGAGTGGGAACCGGATGTATTTCTGGTTGAAGCCAAGGCAGCAGGAAGCCCGTTGGTCTTTGAACTCAGGAGGATGGGTATACCGGTCAGCGAGTACAGTCCTACCAAAGGAAACGACAAGATCGTGAGGCTAAATGCCGTATCGGATTTGTTTGCCTCGGGGAGGATATGGGTGCCGGAGCGCAAATTTGCTGACGAGTTGATTGAAGAAGTTGCGGCTTTCCCTTCTGGTGAGCATGATGACTTGGTTGACTCGATGACACAGGCGTTATTGCGCTTTAGGACGGGCGGGTTCTTGAGCCTGCAAACAGACGATGAAGACCGTGAGCCGATGTATCGTCGCAAGGTCGCTTATTACTAGGAGCCGAGATGGAACCTGCACTTTATCCTGCACCGTTGGGTCTGGATGCCGCAATGGAAGAACCCACGGAAGTGGAAATTGAGATTGAGAACCCAGATGCGCTAGCTATATCAGCAGACGGCGTAGAGATTATCTTCGAGGCTGAGCGAGAAAGCCCAGAAGACTTTGATGCCAACCTTGCTGATTACATGGATGACCGAGACCTAGCGTCAATTGCTAGCGATCTGATCCAAGACTATGAGACAGATAAGTCATCCCGCAAGGAGTGGGTAGATACCTACGCTGATGGGCTGAAACTGCTTGGACTGAAGTACGAAGAGCGTACAGAACCATGGCCTGGGGCATGTGGCGTGTTTTATCCGCTACTGTCAGAGGCGGCTGTTAGGTTCCAAGCTGAATCCATCATGGAAACTTTCCCTGCCTCGGGGCCGGTAAAGACTCAGATTGTTGGTGCGCTGACTAAAGAGAAGGAAGATGCGGCAGAGCGTGTCAAAGATGACATGAACTACCGTTTGACGGAAGAGATGCCTGAGTACAGACCTGAGCACGAGAAGATGCTTTGGTCCTTGGCTTTGGCAGGGTCGGCATTCAAGAAGGTTTACTACGATCCTTCATTGGGTCGGCCAGTATCCATGTTCATCCCGGCGGAAGATATTGTGGTTCCGTTTGGTGCTAGCGATTTAAGGTCGGCGCCAAGGATTACGCACATCATGCGTAAGACTCAGAATGAGGTGAAGAAGCTTCAGCACGCAGGGTTTTACCGAGACGTGGATTTAGGTGAGCCATCTACGGTATTAAGTGAGGTAGAAAAGCGCAAGGCTGAAGAAGAAGGTATGTCAGCCACGATGGATGACCGTTATCGCATTCTTGAGATGCACGTAGAGCTAGATCTACCCGGGTTTGAAGATGCTGATAAGAATGGGCCCACGGGTATTGCACTGCCCTATGTGGTGACTATTGATGAAAGCACGAACAAGATCTTAGCCATCCGTAGGAACTGGTACGAGGAAGATCCGTTAAAGCTTAAGCGGATGCACTTTGTACATTACCCGTACATACCTGGCTTTGGGTTCTATGGCTTTGGATTGATCCACTTGGTAGGTGCATTTGCCAAGTCGGGAACATCGTTGATCCGCCAGTTGGTTGATGCCGGTACGTTATCGAACCTTCCCGGCGGCTTGAAGTCCCGCGGCTTGCGAGTAAAAGGTGATGACACACCGATTGCGCCAGGTGAATTTAGGGATGTCGATGTACCGTCTGGTTCTATTAGGGACAACATCCTTCCGCTTCCATACAAAGAGCCAAGTCAGGTTCTTTACCAATTGCTACAGACGATTGTGCAAGAGGGTCGGAGGTTTGCAGCAACAGCCGATATGCAGATTTCGGACTTGTCCGCGAATACGCCGGTCGGTACAACGCTTGCCGTACTAGAGAGAACGCTCAAGGTCATGTCTGCGGTGCAGGCAAGGCTTCATTACTCGATGCGTCAGGAGTTTAAGCTTCTTGCTGCAATCATCAGGGATTACGCGCCCACGGAATACAACTATGATGTGGATGCACCTGGCGGCCGGATGGTCAAACAGGCTGACTATGACTTAGTAGATGTCATTCCAGTATCTGATCCTAATGCAACAACACTTGCTCAGCGGGTTACACAGTACCAAGCAGTACTACAGTTAGCTGCACAAGACCCACAGATCTATGACAAGCCTGAGTTACATAAGCGCATGTTGGAAGTCTTGGGTATCAAGAACATAGATAAGCTGATTCCAGCAGCCAAGGCAGAGCAACCTCGTGATCCGGTTTCGGAGAACATGGCCATACTGACCATGCAGCCCGTGAAGGCGTTTATCTATCAGGATCATGAGGCTCACTTGGCTGTACATATGGCAGCTATACAAGATCCGATGTTGAGACAGCAGGTGCAGCAGAATCCTCAAGGTGGTGTGATGATGGCTGCGGCCATGGCCCATGTGAATGAGCATATGGCTTTCTTGTACCGCAAGCAGATTGAGCAGCAGCTTGGTGTGCCATTACCCCCGCCTGATCAGCCATTGCCTGAAGACTTCGAGGTGGAAATCTCAAGGCTGGCAGCACGTGGTGCTCAGCAGTTACTACAGCAGCATATGGCAGAGGCTCAACAACAGCAGGCTCAGCAGCAAGCACAAGATCCGTTGATCCAGATGCAGCAGGCAGAGTTAGCGCTTAAGCAGCAGAAGGAGCATCGCGAGGCTCAGAAGGATCAGGACGAGATTATGTTGAAAGCGAAGGCGCAACAGGACAAGGTCATGCTTGAGCAAGAGCGTATCAACAGCATGAACAAGATTGCTGAACAGAATATTGCGGCCAAGATGATTGATAAGGCGGCAGATATTCAGCGTGATCAATCGCTCGCAAGGATGGGTAAATGAATTACGCTGAAGTTGTAGAGCTAGAGATTGATAAGCAGATTAAGTATTTAGAAGGGCAACTCTCGCAAGGGAGCATGAAGAGTTTTGAGGAGTACAAATTCGTCTGCGGCCAGATTCAAGGTCTTTTGGTCGC